ACAATTAAGATTGTAATGACATCTACTAATGAATGTGTTCCTGTTAGACTTAAGGACTTTAGAGCAATTGCTTTAGCGTAATGAAAACCTTCAATCAATTCCAAGAAAGTGTTGCTTCACTTGCAATAAAAGGTGGCAGTAAACTTTTACCAAAACTGATGGTAGGTATTGGTGCTGCTGGTACTATCATGCAGTCAAAGAAAAAGGATTCTAAAGAAGATGGTCTTCCATTAGATAAACTTGGTGGAATGCCAGATCCAGTAGAACAGGAACTCAAAAAGAATCCAAAAGCAAAGGAAATATTATCTGGTCCGTTTGATGTTGATCCCAGAACTACTAAGGCATATGGAAGAAGACAAGTTAGAGGTCCTAATGGGCATGAGGGATCTAAGAATCCTAATGTAGAAAAAGTTAGACAAGAATTGCAAAAAAGAGGAGATACGGAGCAATTAACTAGATTTAAAGATAAATTCTCGAAGAATTTAAGAAAACCTAGAAGGAAAGTAGACAATGATCCCAGTTGAAGGACATAAAAATCTGTTCCGTGATCCAAGAACAGGTGCCATAATTAATAATAATGCGAATGAATATTCAAATTATAAAATGGATAAAAAAAGAAAAATGGATCAAAAAGAAGAATTAGATGAGATGAAAAGAGATATAGATGAGATTAAGTCTTTATTGAAACAGTTAGTTAATCATAAAGCATAAATAAATATATAGATTCTGAATTGCTTACATAAATGGCAGATATTAAGGTCAGAGTAGGTCAACAAAATGCCGTAAAGGTTATTTCTTCTCTTGCAGGAGCACAAGGTTTATCTCTGTCTGAACTTAGTGATGTCGATGCCTCGAATTTACAAAATGGAATGGTTTTAGTATATAATGTTTCCACTCAAAAGTGGTCAGCAACATTAGAATTGTCACCAGGCAATACACCAGATTTAGATATTAATGGGGGTAGCTTTTAAAAAATGTCAAGTATTATTCGGATCAAAAGATCGTCTGGTACCGCTAAACCAAGTTCACTAATTTGGGGTGAGCAGGCTTACGTAACAGGTATAGGAAGTTATGGAGGTCTAAATCAATATAAAGATAGAATCTTCATTGGTGATGATGGTAGTAATGTAAATCCAGTTGGTGGATATTACTATGCTTCAATGATGGAGCATGCTCCAGGTGCAATTGCAGGTGTTACAAATACAAGAAATAGTGATGGTGGTATAGTTGCTGTTCTTGATAATAATAGAAAAGTTGATGAATGGAATGTAGATAATTTAAAACTTGATACAAATACTTTGTCATCTACCGATACTGACGGTGATGTTATATTGAGTCCAAATGGGACTGGTGAAGTTGTCATACCTGATGATACTTTTTTAAGTTTTGGTAATGGGAAAGATACTAAGATTGAATATGATGAGAATGGAGTTGATAAGTTAACATTTACTGGTGCTGACGTTAGGTTTAATATTGATACACAATCTACTAGTAAAGATACTGGTTCAGTAATATTTGAAGGTGGTGTTGGTATTGAGAAGAATTTGAATGTTGGTGGTGATTTAGATATTGGTGGTAGTGTATCTGTAGGAGCGTTAGGTTCTGCAGAAATAGGTCATATTAGAATAAAGGATAATATAATATCATCTAGTAGTGCTAGTAATGATAAGATTTATATTGATCCATTTCCTGATGGTTTAAGTAATCAGGGTGATGTTATCATCAAAGGTAACTTACAAGTTGATGGTACAACAACCGCAGTTAACTCAACTAATGTAACTGTTAATGATCCAATCTTTACGATTGGTGATGTTACAAGTGAAAGAACTGTTATGTCAACAGTTGCTGTTGGTGCTAATCAAATAACAATTGATTCTGTTGTTGGTATTAATACTGGAGATACTGTTAGTGGTAGTGCTTCACTCCCAAATAGTGGATTAACTACAGTTACTGCATATGATACTGCAGGTAAAACAATTACTATTCAGGGTACAACTACTGCTGGAATTACAACACAAACTCAACTAACAATTACACATGCTTACGATACTAATACAGATCGTGGTATAGCATTTAATTATAATGTTGGTGTTGGAACTGCAAATGCTAAGACAGGTTTCTTTGGTTATGTAGATACTGATTCTAATGCCTCAAGTAGTGCTCCTGCAGGTGCTTGGACTTATGTTCCAGATGGAGCAGTTAATAATAGTACAGTAAGTGGTACTAGAGGATATCTTGATATTAAGGGTATCTATTATCAAACTGCTGATTACAATACTGGTGGTGTTGTATATTTTGATTCTAACGGATTACAAACATCTACAAATGCTGTAGCATCTCCAGTTGATACTTCTAAGCAAGTTCTTACTGCTATAACTAAGATAACTCTTGGATTACCATCTAATGTTACTTTATCAAAAGGTGATATTGTTAAGCAAGATACTAGCAATGCTTATGGTGTTGTAGAATCTGCTGTTAGTGGTGGAGCATCAATTCCACTTATTGGCGTTGAGGGAACTTTTGTTACTAACCAAAATATTAGAAAGGAAGGTAATAATGGATCAATTCAGAATCTTTCTGTAATACCCAATGATGTTACTACTAACTATACTAACAAACCATCTTGGACTTCAACACTTGACGGAGGAACGTTCTAAATGCAACAAAACAGTGAAGTTGACGTAAATGTTTTAATGGGACTATATCATCAAAAACTTGCACAAGCAGCGAACCAAAATGTACTTTTGGAAGCAAAACTTCAAACTTTAAAGAAAGACTTTGAAGAGGAAAGAGACGATCTTTTAAAAGAGATTGCAGATCTAAAAGAAAAATATGAGGAAACCACTTAAAAATGGCAAAACCATCGACTAGACAAGGACTTATTGATTACTGTTTACGGAAGCTAGGTGCTCCTGTATTAGAGATTAATATTGATGATGATCAAATAGATGATCTAGTCGATGATGCTATTCAATTATTCAATGAACGCCATTTCGATGGTGTTGAAAGAATGTTTCTTAAGTATAAGTTAACTCAAGAAGATATTGATAGAGGAAAAGCAACCAATAAACCAGATAGTGCAAATACAGTAGGAATTGTAACTACATCTGCAACATCCACAAATATAGCAGGTTATGGAACTACTACCAGTAATTGGTATGAAAATTCAAATTTCTTACAAGTTCCAGATTCTGTAGTTGGTGTAGAGAAAATATTTAAATTTAATACTAGCACCATATCAGGTGGTATGTTTAGTATAAAATATCAATTGTTTTTAAATGACTTATATCAATTTAATTCAATTGATTTGCTTCAATATTCAATGGTAAAATCATATCTAGAAGATATTGATTTCTTATTATCACCAGATAAACAAGTAAGATTTAATAAAAGGCAAGATAGATTATATTTGGATATTGATTGGGGTACTGAAAATCCAGATACTTTTTTAGTTCTTGATTGTTATAGGGCATTAGATCCTAATTCATTTACACAGGTTTATAATGATATGTTCCTAAAACAATATCTTACTGCTCTTATTAAAAGACAATGGGGACAAAATTTAATTAAATTTAAGGGAGTAAAACTTCCTGGTGGAATTGAAATGAATGGTCGTGAAATATATGAAGATGCAGAAAGAGAAATAGAGAGTATAAAATCAAAAATGGCAAATGAATATGAATTGCCACCATATGATTTTATAGGTTGATGAAATATGGCATTAAATCCCTTCTTTCTACAAGGAACATCTTCTGAGCAAAGATTAGTACAAGATCTTATAAATGAACAATTAAAAATGTTTGGTGTTGAAGTCACCTACATTCCAAGAAAATTTGTAAATACACAATCAGTTTTTCAAGAAGTTCAATCATCGAAATTTGATGATAATTATTCTATAGAAGCATATGTTAATACATATGAGGGATATTCTGGTGCTGGTGATGTTCTAACAAAATTTGGAATGAGTTTGAGGGATGAAGTTACTCTTACTATTTCAAAAGAAAGATTTGAGGATTTTATAGCACCATTTATGGCAGGGTTGGATGATGGTAGTGGCACAGGTGAAATAATTCTTTCAACTCGTCCAAGAGAAGGAGATTTAGTATATTTTCCATTAGGACAAAGATTATTTGAAGTTAAGTTTGTAGAACATGAAGATCCATTCTATCAGTTGGGTAAGAACTACGTTTATCAACTTAAATGTGAACTCTTTGAATATGAGGATGAGGTTATTGATACTTCTATAGATGCTATTGACACTCAAATAGAAGATACTGGATATATTACTTCATTACAATTGGTAGGTGCTGGTAGAACTGCAACAGTATCTGCTGCACTTAATGCAACTAATGGATATGTAAGAGAAATATTTTTAAATAATGATGGTTCTGGGTTCACAAGTAATCCAAATATTACTTTTACTTCTCCAAATGTGGGTGTAACAGCAACTGCAGTTGGTATATTAACAACAAAGGCAAATGTCACCTCAATTAAAGAGATATTAATGACTAGTGCTGGTCATGGATACACCGAAACACCAATTATTAGTATTAGTGGTGGAGGTGGAACTGGTGCTGCAGCAACTTGTCGTATTGAAAGTGGTCATCAGGGTGTAGTACAGTTTAATATTCAAGATGGTGGTGTTGGTTACAATACTGTTCCGAATTTATATGTTTATCCAGTTACAGTTGGAGCTGCTGGAACTGCTAATATTGGTATAGGTTCTACAGGTCAAATTGACAGTATTACAATAACTGAAGGTGGTCAATATTATGCAACTCCACCAACAGTTACCATTGATCCTCCACCTAATAGAATGGCTCCAGCACAGTCAGTTTATCTATCAGCAGGAGGTTCTGGATATACAGATGGTGATCAATTCTTTGCTGTAAGTGGTGGAAATGGTCAAATGGCAACTATTAGAGCAGTAGTAACTGGTGGTTCAGTTTCTTCTGTATATACTACCCCACACTTTGGTGGTGCTAATTATCTTATGTACGATGTTTTAACTCTTCTTGGTGGAAATAATGATGCTACAGTAACTATTAATAATGTAAGTAATAATTATTTTGAAGGTGGTGGGCAAGCAACTGCAGTTGCAACTATTGGTGTTGGTGGAACTATTGGTGGTGTAGTAACTGGTATTACCATAACTGATGGTGGATATGGATATATGGGTCCTCCTCCATTTGGTGGTTCATTAGTTACTATTAGTAATAATGGTGCAAATAAATCTATACCTGGAAGGTGTGGTGGATATTTCTGCAATGCTGTTGGAATTGCTTCGTTGGGTATTAGTGGATCGGATAGAGTTATTAAATCGGTTTATATTAAAGATCCTGGTGAAGGATATTCACAAACACCTAACGTTATTGTTGATTCACCTGATATAATATCAGGAGTTGGAACATACATTTATAATGAAGTTGTTCAGGGAATGAGATCTGGTATTCAAGCAAGAGTAAAAGAATGGGATGTTGATACATTAGTATTAAAAGTATCTAATGTTGGTATAGGAACTACAAATGCACAAGGATTCTTCCCTGGTGAAGGTATAAAAGGTTTAGATTCTGGAGCATTGTTTGCTAATGTAGTATTCACCAGAGAAGATACCTCCGATAAATATAATGATGGTGATATATTTGAAACAGAAGCAGATTCTATTTTAGATTTCACAGAATCTAATCCATTTGGTACTTATTAATGTTAGGAACATATTTTTATCACGAAATAATACGAAAGACCGTGATTTCTTTTGGAACATTGTTCAACGATATCTATGTACGTCATGAAGATGGTGCAGGAAATGATATTAGCGAAATAAAGGTTCCTGTTGCTTATGGTCCTAGACAAAAGTTTTTAGCAAGAATTCAACAACAACCAGAATTAAATAAAGCAACTCAAATTTCATTGCCGAGAATGTCATTTGAGATGACTAATATCTCATACGATTCAACTAGAAAGGCAGGTATAACTCAAACATTTAAAGCAAAAGATGGTGATAAGATGAAAAAGGTCTTTATGCCAGTTCCTTATAATATAGGATTTGAATTAAATATTCTTACTAAACTTCAAGATGATGGACTTCAGATTCTTGAACAGATATTGCCATTCTTTCAACCAGGTTTTAACTTATCTGTTGATTTGGTTAAATCTATTGGTGAAAAGAGAGATATTCCAATGATCCTTCAGAGTATTAGTCAACAAGATGACTATGAAGGAGATTTTGCTACGAGAAGAGCATTAATTTACACTCTTCAATTTACAGCAAAAACCTTTATGTTTGGTCCTATTGCAGACAGCACAGATGGACTTATTCGTAAGGTTCAGTTGGATTATTATTCAGATACTGATCAGCAGACAGCAAAACGTGTTCAGCGTTATAGTGTGAAGGCAACTGCTAAGAAAGATTATGATGATGATGGATTGGTTACTAGTTTGGATGATCCATTGATAGAACCAGGTGATGATTTTGGATTTACAGAAACTTCGACTTTCTTTGGTGATAGTAAAGATTTTAGTCCAACAAGAAAGGTAGACCTCTAAATGGCAAACTTAAAAGAAGGAAACTTACATAAGTGGTTTAATTCCTCAAAATCTAAAGATGGTAAG